AGACTGATCGCTCAACTTTGCGAAGTCACTCGGCGCCTCTACATCATCATTAGCCGTCATCATAATATATACTTGCTCCGTTACATACTTACCTAGCTCATACATTGCTAGCAAGAATAATAGTCTTAATATTTGTTTAATCATTATTTATCTACCTTCTTTACTTCGTATAAGACCGGATATAAATTTAAAAAGTGTATTCTATATCCAATTGTCTTAACTTCTACTTTATCGCCTACTTTTAACCTAGCTTGTATATCTGCACTATCAAATTTCTTTTTGAATAATAAGTCGGAATTTTCAATGACTTGCTTGTTGTCTAATACAATATAGAACTTGTCTTCTTTATCTTGTCTCTTGTTATATTTATCTGTAATTGTTCCTTGGTGCGTTTCTTTGTGTTGGTAACTAGCCACTGTATAGATAGGAAATGTGACAACAAGTAACAATGCGAATATGCCGAATAATGACAGTACTCCAACAATAAAGATATCGAACCAATCCATATTTTTAAGTTTTTTAATCATCATTGTCATCTCCAGTATCAATTAAACTAGGCATCATTCTTAACATAGCCCTTAATTCATGTTCATTCATATTAGCCATCATAGGACTGTAAAATTCACTGTCTTTATCATTAATTTCTTTAATGAAATCATCTTCAATCTTAGCTTTTTCTTCAGGTGTTTTATTTTTATATTTCTTGATTATTTCAGTGTACTTTTTCGGGAATTTCATTTTAGGTATGTTAATCGTCGTTTGCCTCCTTAATAAATGTAAATGATTCAATCTCATCTCTTTTAACCCATACTTCATTGTTGAACACATCTTTGACCGGAAGAAAATCCTCAAACACTAGGTTCATAACAAGATTAATATAATCGTCAGAAGCTAAATCTGTTGTTGTGTAATAAACTCTATCTGAAATAGTTTTAATTTTAACCACCGTCATTTCCCACACTCCCTTATATTTTCAAACAACTGACTCACTTTAATAATTGCATCCCTTTTAACTTGCGCCTCGTACTTCTCTTTCGCTTCTTCTTTACTCTCTGCCTCAACAACTGTAAACGTCTGATTATCTCTAGCCACAGTAAAATGTTCGTGTGGTAGTCCTGTTGAATCTTTGAATGTTGTGACTAAGTATTGTGTCACTTCCCCAAAACCTCCTTGACTCGATCTAAAATGTCTTTACACGTATCCTTTTCCTGCGTCTGCTGTTCCATCTTGTCTTTCGTGGTTCCTTTTCATTTTCTTTTTGTATGCGTCAATGAGTTGGTCGATAGAATATAAGTTGTAAGCTATGTCTATCACTATAACAATTGCTTGTTGGTCGGGATAAAATTCTTTGAATATTATCTGTGGTGTACTAACAACTGCGTCTTGAGCAAATTCTTTATCTTTAAAATTAAACATTTTGTGAAATTCTGTATCTTTAAAACTTGATTCAATCGCTTCTTTTATCTCTTCTGATGACACTCCTACTTGATTCGCAATACTCAATCCAAACGCCAACATGTCAGCTAATTCATCAAGTTGTACGTCTAACGGCTTACCTGGTTTCTTCTTCCAGTTCTTAAACGTTTCCAATGTATTAAACCATTCAAAGAATTCAACTACATATGCTATTTTGCTATCTCGTAAGTTCAGCGTTGGTATTCTATCGTCGAACTCCTTTTGTATTTGTAATAACTCTTGTAACTGATCAATTGTTAATGTGTTAGTCATTTTCCTGTGCCTCCTCATATTTATAGACAACTTGACCCGTCATAATCCCTACTGCTTCATCAAGTTCAATACCTTCTTTAACTGAATGTTGAATAGCATTTGTCATTCCCTCAAGTATTTCATCAAACGCTTGCGCTTTCTTATATACGTCCTCAATCTCTTTTAGTAATCCCTCTGTGTCATTGCCGTTATACGCACTAGCACTTATAACGGATTGTTCTATTTGTTCACGGTTATTCATTAGTGTCTTCCTCCATAAAAGTTTTATTGTTTAATTCCATTCCAAATTTAACTCTTTCACCATCTTTGCCAAATTCGTTTATTAAATCTTTTTCAACGCTCTTGCAATACCTATCCCATGCACTTGCTTTCTTCTCCAGCTCTTTGTTGCGTTCTCTTAACTTACCTATATCCCCAATAAGCTCATCTCGTTGCTTCTTGTACTCATCACGTTGTTTTCTCATCTTCTTCAACCTAGCGTCCATTACACCTAGTTGGAACCCTGTTTCATAGTTCATTCTGTTACCTCCAATAAATGTGATGATTCAAATATGTTGCCTTTAACCTCACAGTCATATCTAAGGAAGGATTTTATGTCTATATACTCAAAGTAATCATTTTCGGAGACTGCGCCCTCAAACATAAAATCTTTTAATTGAATACCATTTACAACATCAATAGATATTACTGCTCTATTAATTGTTCCTATTACAGATTCATCGTCTGGCATCTCTAATATTTCATCTTCAAACTCAACTATATCTCCCGCATATATTTCGTTGTTGTTTTTGTCTTTAAGTCCTGTACTTTGCATAAGTTCTACATCTTTGAAATCTCTTGCGTGTATTAAAGCTTCTGCTTCCGCGTAGTTTTCATAGTGAACTTCATTCTCGATGAAGTCGAATCCTACAACATCGTGTATTCTTCCTGTATATTCGTCCCACACTCGATATTTAGGCATCATTCTACTACCTCCACTTTTTCTACTTCTATGCTTGCAGTTTTGAATGGGAGCTTTTTACGAGTCAGTTTTAATACCGTATTCGTGGCTTCTTCCTCATTCGTACTTTGCACAAAATAATGCTTTTTTAATTTATAATTACATTTAGACGCTAAGAACTTGATACAAAGACTTACTTTATAGGTTTGCATCATTCTACCAACTCCCCATCTTTCCAAATCAATGTCATCGTCATGTCATCGTTTAAGATATAGAATGCTTTAGTAGGAAAAATATTGTCGTCTTCAAAACGTTCGTTCAAACTGATACCTTTGTGTAATGCGGATTTATAGACTCCTTCTTGAATCTCATATACCTCTAACAACCTATCAAACTTAGTCTCTTCCGTTACTTCTTTTTCAATATCAACTATGAAGGGGATATCAATTGGAATAAAACTTGACGTCGAACACTTATTTGTATTTGGATGAAAACGAACGAATCCATCACTAAATCCTGTTGAAAAAAATATTTTTCCTTGTGATAGATCCGGATTTTCTCGCGCCCATTTAATTAATTCATCTAATCTCATTTCTTTTTTAACTTTGATTTTCATTGTTATATCTCCTCTTGAACAGTAAATTTATCGTTAATTGATACATATCCAGTCACATTACATAAGATGCTATCAACATGAAAAGTCACAAAACAGTTGCGCTCAACATCATTTGAATAGAATCTTTTATTACCTGATAACTTGGGGTTATCCCAAGCCCATTGGATAAGTTCAGGTAAATTCACTTCTTTTTCAATTTTGATTTTCATCATTTCCAACTCCTTAAAATAAAGTTAGTTGCTTCTGTTCCTCATATTCCAAACCATGTTGCTTTATATATTTTTCAAGCTCTTCCGCTGTATCAAATGTCTTTTTCACGCCTTGCCAACCTGGTACGATATGCCCGTGAAAGTAATAAGTGTCATTTAATACATGGATATGTGCCACTCGCTCGTTATTCTGATACAGATATCTCTTAGAACCGAAAAATTGGTTTAAGTATTCTTTACGTGCGCTATCTGTCATGTCCATTACTCCCACAAATCAAATGCTCTATCGACATAAAACTTCGCTTTCGCCATATCCTCATGACCATTCTTTAACGGTGCTCTAGACAAGTATTTAATTGCATTACCTATTGCGAATGCTAATTGTGGTGGGTACTGTGCCGTAACTTGTTCAATAAAATCTATAATTTCAATGTCGCCGTATGTGTAATGTGCTGGTTGCTTAACATTGTCTTGCATTTCATTCATATCTACTTTTCTGTTACTGATTATGCTCATTATGCTTCACTCCATTTCTTGAACATTTGGTTATAAGTGACATCGAACCAGTACGGATCACGTGAATGTTTTTGAGGTACATTAAACAAATGTGGCTTCTTTCTTCTTAGCTCAGCTTCTTTACGTCGTTGCCTAGCCATTTCACGCTCTCGCTCCAAAGTTTTTGTTATTTGTATTTCTCTATAGTCGTTTAGCTTCATGCCGAAAGGTGCATCAATTGCTTCCGACATCTCCCAACCCTTCGCAACTCTGTTTCTAACTATTTCGGGCGTGAGTCCTTTCTTTTTCATCTGCTCATTTTCATATTCAGTGTATTTAGAAGGGGGTTTTTCTTGTGGTGGCGCAATAAGCGCATCGCCCGTTAGCCCTTTTGCTACCCTGTAATTAATTAGTCCTTTGCTTAGGTTGTACTTTTTAACTATTTCGCTAACAGTCATCATTTTGCCGTCAACCTTTACTTTCTTAGGCTTTACTACATTTTGTATTAAATCTTTCCCCCTCGCCCCTCTGTCGTACCTAGTAATCAATGTCGATACTTTGATGTCGTATTTATCCGATACATCAATAAGCGTCATCAATTTACCGTCTATTCTCACTTTCGTTTTTATGCCCGCCATTTATTCCACCTCTACATTTACATTTCTAATTTTTAAATTGTCATACTCTAGTATTTCGCCAGGATTGTTATATAAGTAATCTGCCAGTGCATCTTTTTCATCATCCACATCATCAAAATGCTGATATTCAACTTCGGTAGGTATTCTTATATCAATCGTTGCATTTATATATGCTTGTTGTTGCATTAAATCACTTCATTTCTCTTTTTCTTTTACGTCTGACTTTCACTAAGTCCTCATATACCATCCATTCTTGACCTGTGTATTTAGGCGCTTTACATATCCACGTTAAATTCACATCTCTATACTGATATCTGAATATCTTCGCTTTGATGTTGGCAACTTCGGTCGCCTTACCTTTAACGTCTACAACTTCAACCAGTTTCCCTTCCTTCCACAAAGAGAAATCGGCTATATACGTAATCGGTCTTTGTTTCCCGAATTTAGGTTGTAATTCAAATTTCGGTTGTATTTCGATACGATCATAGTTAGTGCCATTCATATTACTTTCTAAATATTGGTAATATTCGCACTCTACTTTGCTATCAAATACAATTCCTTTGTACTCAACTTTCTTAGCGTTGTATTTACTCATTGTGCCACCTCTAAATATCAAATATCGTTGCTTGTAATCCTAGCTCTTGCTCATATAAAAGCCCGTGAGCACTTTTGAATCGTTTTAGGTCACTTTCAGTCATGATTTTCTTTTCGTCGCTGAAATGGGCTCCTGTGAGCGAATAAACTTCATTTACGTTGTCTTTATACTTGATGACCTTAATATCTTCCGTGCCATCTTCTCGGTATAAGTAATATTTTTCTTTCGGCATTTTTAACACTCCTTAATATTCGACGACAGCGGGGCGTGTGTGACGTTCTGCAAGTTTTTGGATAAATAGGTCATATAACTTGTTTTCGTCTCCCTGTGCCTCGTCTATGAGTTTCTGAGCGTACACATCTGAACACTCAAGTTTAGTTTTTAAAAATTCTTTGGTAATCATAGTTTTAAACCTCTAGTCCTGTAATCTTGACCGTCCATCTTGATAAGCGTTGTGTTGCTCATGATTCTGCTGAATATACGTTGTAAGTCTTTGTTTTTTGTCATTTCTTTCTCGTCTAAGTTGGTAGTAAAGATATTGTGTTTGCCTATTCTACTTTCGATAAGCTCAAACATCTTACTAGTAGCGAATTCGTTCATGTTGATACCGTAGTCATCGAATACCATTAAATCGACATCACTTATAATTTGAGCCAATTCCTGTTCAGTCATAGCAGTTTGGTTGTTATAAGTGTTTTTAATTGTTGATATCAATTGAGGTACGTTCATATATAGCACTGTGTAGCCTTTAGCTTTAACTGATTTAACAATACTCATTGATAAGTGTGATTTACCTGTACCAAATGAGCCTTGAATTAGTAGCGATTGTTTATTGTCTAACGTGAAATTGTTTGCGTAACGTTCGCATAAGTTTTTTGCATAGACTAGTTGTTCATTAGTCGGATTGTAATTATCAAACGTTGCTTTCGTTAGATCTTCGTTCATTATCGATTGTTTGAATATGCGTTCTGCTTTTCTTCGTCTATTTCTCTTGTGATAGTTTTCAGTTGATTGTTTGGCGTACTCTATCATTTCGCAGTCACAACCATGTTTGAATTCTGAACCGTCATCAAATTTGTAATAGTCATACTTTCGTCCACAGTTCTCACATTTCAAATCAAACGCTTGTTCAATGATTTGTTTTTTTAAAGTTGGTTTCTTTGCTAAGTTCTGGAATGACTCCACTTTCTCACTCCTTTAAAACGGTAAATTTTCTATACTTGATTGCGATGCACGCTGGAACGCATCGACATATTGGTTATTTACTTCTGCTTTAATCTCTTCGCTATAATCATTCATATAGCTTTCGTTAGTTAAGAACGTTTTAGGGTACTTTTGATATTGTTTGTCTGTAATAGTTTTTAAATATTCTCGAGTACCTTGCATGATTTGCTCAAAAGAATGTTTCTTTAAGCATGATTTGAATTTAGTAAAAGACATCTTCTTATCTTTCTTCTTGTCGTAAAGTTTCCACCATTCCTCAAATTGCTCATGCGTAACGTCAGTTGCGCTATTATTATTAATACTTGTATTATTTAATCTTGTAATATTAATACTTGTATTATTCTCTTTGACATTTGCGTCAATAGGGGTATTGACAGAATTATCAATAGGGGTATTGATTTTTGCGTCAATAGGTATTGACGATTGCGTCAAGGGGTACATCTTCCTTTGTTTAACTTCATTACCTTCTTTGATAATTTCAATTTTTAAATAACCAAACTTGGTAAGGTTTGAAATTCTACGAGATATAGTTTCTTTAACAACGTTGTATAAAGTTGCAAAGTAACCATTACTTGCTGTGCAGTATCCGTACTTGTTACTTAAAGACGTTATTTCTGCAAAAAGTAGTTTTTCACCGTCAGTAAGTCGGTTATCGTATCTGACATTTGCTGTTATTATTGAGTAGTAACTTGGTTGATCAGTCATATTGATTCTCCTTTCTGGTATAATTTTGTTATCGCTACTGCGTTAGATTGGGGGTGAATAAAATATGGAAAAACCTTATATGTTAACATATGATTTAAACT